CCCATTTCCCCTCATTCGGCTCACGGCAACAGCGGGACAGGAGTAAAGCGTCTAACGTTAAAAGCCAGACGCTCCTCCCGAATCTCGATCGTATTGAGATCAATTCCCACTGGACACACTCTTTGCTTATTTCCTCTTCTGTTCATCCGCACCTCGATGTTCCGGTGGATCTTCTTCACCGCCAGACCAGACCGACTTTCAACGAATTTCTCAAGATTTAACGAGAAATCATCGGTAGTGGCGTGGAAGCCCAGATCTGCGTGGGCTCGAGACATGATACCAGAAACTGGCGCCTGATCACCATGGCGCTCCAAATGCTCGTCCCATTCGTCAATGGGAATCAACGTCGGTTCAAGACCGAGCTTCTTCGACACACGGGATATCTCCGTCGAGATAGCCCTTAGGGCGTCAGCCCTAACCAACCGCATTGACGTAGCGGTGGTGTAGTCATCTGCCAGTTCAGGTTGTTCTTTTAGAATCTGAACTAGGTAACTGTCGAAGGTGGTGTATTTTGTTTCTGGTAGGGGGATAAGACCTAAACCTCCTAGGTGCTGAGGTAAATAATAAGACATTTCAGGGTGTACCGATCGTGTTCGAGTTCTCAACTCTTTGTTGAAACTCTGGTACCGTTTTTGTTGTCGAACCCCAAAAAGTCGCAAAGCGACATCACGCTGTTCCTTCCCAACTTCATAGTCTCCCTTTAGTTGTTTGAGTAGACATTCCTGGCGCTGTGGTATCGTCTTATACCATCTGGTGTAATTTTCGAGTCGGTTAGCAAAGGACCCTTTGAAAATCTTAGTCTTGTTGCGGACCAAGAAAGTCTCAGGATCTGCAGGGGGCACTTTGGGATTCAACTTCCTTAGTGCCCGCTCGAAATAAGCAGCGCGGTGTTCGTCTGTTGATCCGGATAGTGACCGTATGGAGAACTCATACTCTTGCGGTCGCAGATCTATCCCTGTACAAGAGGAACGACTCCCTCCGTACAGCAGACGAGCATTCAGTTGCGGAAGACGTCGAGCATTGCTGTTCCTCGTAACTTTGTATAGCTCTGAATTAATGACCAAAAATCTCCTATTTGTGTAGTTCTTACCCATAGAAAATTTCAAGCCACATCTAGCCGTTACCTGCTTCCAAATCTCGTAATGTTTGTTATCGATACATCTGAACAGAATATCATCCCCATTAACCACCATAGGTAGTTCCTGAAGAGAATAACGTCGTCCAGTTCGTATCTCAAACGAGGTTCGGGTTGCTGCCAAGTTAATCAGGCAAAGTACAGGAAACGAGACGGGGGAGCCCATCAACTGGCCCCACTGTTGTGTTCCGTCTTCCAATCCAGAGTCTTGAGGATACACGAGCTTGTGCTTCGTTAAGCACTGGTCAAGGACAATCTGTTGTTCAAAAGGGATACCCATATTCCGGCCGATTTCGGCTTGGGCTAAAGTGGATAGCCAAGGGTTCAGAAGATCGGTGGCAGACTCGTAGTCACCTGAGACAAAGAAGCTGCTAGTAGAATCGTCGACCCATTTTTGTTTGTTGAGTACAACGTCCTCTAAAACCTCTCTGTCACATGGTCGGCCAATAAGCTGGCAAGATGGGTGTTTTCTCATCTTACGGTGTATTTTAGCCTGCCACCTCCTAGCTAGATGATATTTAGCATAGTTTCCCTTTGTAATTGTCCTTACTTTAAAGGCTTCTAACAGCGGTACAACTTCTGACTGTACCAGATCGGAATCAAGGCCCCACCTAAGCAGCTCTTGCTCCCAGGCTTCACTGTCTGGAGAGCAGATAACATTTGCTGCCTTTAACATCTTCTGCGGGTTACTCTGAATGACTGCCTCGAGTTCTTTGAGGTATTCATGACGCACAAAAGCGCGCGGCCAACCAGGAATCCAAGGGTGAGATGAATCACCCATCATCGACTTATGGAGGGCTTCTTCTTCAGCCCACTCATAGTCGTCAGGATCGATGCTCCCATAAATAGGAGTAACGATATAATCCCTGGTCGGATTAATAGAGTATCCGAGAAAAGTGGAAACGCCTGAGAATCGGCAGTTGTAAACCGATTCACCATTCAGTTTTCCGATCTTAACATCTTTCTCCCGATGAAGTAGATAGCAGATCTCTCCCATCGCGCCCCCGGCGTACCGGGGACCCGAATAGGAGGCGCCTAAAGACCCAATTCGACTCGGAGGAACCGCATCTTTCAACGCGGCCCCTTTCTTGTCTTGACTAGGTCTACGCCCAAAGATCTCAAGGGCAGCACTGCATATCGACTCATCAATCAGTTCGTGAAAGGGATCTTGAATGTCAGAGAATGGGTTCTCCCGTGGCTCGCAAAGAATCTTTCGATGCTTCACGAGTGCCTGATCGATGAACTGATCAGACGGCGGGAGGGAACCGTTCTTACCTTGGTATACGTTATAGAAGAACTTAACGTATCGAGTCTGGTTTGCGCAGTTGTGCAAGGCTAGCTTACAGAATTTTACCCAAGTTGGGGATTGGAATATGTACCTCAAGTGTAAGAGGCTTTCATACCATTCCGGCTCATCTGGGAGTTCATTCTGTTTCATAACCTTGGCGAGAATTGTTGCGGAGAAGAATTTTAATACTTTCTCTAGCAGGCCTCGCTGTGCCAGGGCCCAATAAGCCCCTACCGATTGCGCGAGATCAGACTTCTTGATGACAAACCAATGGTCTCTGAATTCTTCACGAATGGGAGAAATCGCTGTAGCCTTAAGGTCATCTCGATGGAAGTTGATGATGACCTGGTACGCATCAACAACGCGTACAGCTCGTAGCAAATTCTCGAAAGGCGTGGTCGTGGTGTCAATAGCCGTGGTCGCAACTGCCGGGATTTCTAAGGTCTCTTTGTAAGATCGAATGAGACCATCCTCGTGTTTGAGGACCGCCCTTGTAAGCTCACCGGAGATACCAAGATCACTCTTGATATTTTCCGATGATAGAGCGTAGTTGATGATTTTCGAAAGGAAATCGTCGACAGAAGGGGTTTGGTCGGCCGGGGTACCCTGTTCCCTGGACAGCACAAGCTTTGAGACAGTCATTGTACTGTGAAATATTCCTATCAAGGTCGTTAGAGCGCTTTAGCTGAAAGGCTGGAGTGTCGTTGAC